AGCAAAGTTCCGCGAATCAAAATCAACGTGGCACTTCCCATCCGGGGCCACGATCTGGTTTACCTACCTAGACAGAGACAAAGACGTTACCCGATTTCAGGGACAGGCATTTAACTGGATAGGCATAGATGAGATTACCCAGTACCCCACTCCGTATGTGTGGGACTATCTGCGTTCTAGGCTTCGTGCCACTGATCCTGAACTTCAAGAACACCTGTACATGCGATGCACAGCCAACCCCGGAGGCGTAGGTGGCTGGTGGGTCAAAAAGATGTACATAGAAGGTACTCCCGAAAATAAAGCATTCCCTGCTTTTGACATAGACACACGTAAAACGTTTGTTTGGCCTAGCGGTCACGAAAAGGCAGGTCAGCCGCTCTTCTTCCGAAAGTTTGTTCCAGCGCGGTTGACAGATAATCCCCACCTCATGGCTGACGGTCAATACGAGGCTATGTTGCGTTCGCTCCCAGATGTCGAACGGAAGAGACTTCTCGAAGGGGATTGGGATGTGGCAGAGGGAGCGGCCTTTCCTGAGTTCTCACGAGTGAAGCATGTAGTCGAACCGTTTGAGTTGCCGACCAACTGGCCCCGCATACGAGCAGCCGACTACGGGTACTCTGCACCATCCTGTGTTCTCTGGGGTGCAATCGACTGGGACAATAACATTTGGGTATACAGAGAACTATACGCAAAACACTTGACAGCAGAGCAATTAGCTGATAGAATACTAGAAGCAGAACAACTTGACCCGTTACCTCACTATACCGTACTCGATTCTTCCTGCTGGAATAAGACAGGCTTTGGCCCGTCTATTGCGGAAGTTATGATGAGACAGGGTGTTCGTTGGACTCCCTCTGATCGTAACCGTATTCAGGGCAAGATGGAAATACACCGTCGTCTGGCAGATGACCCATACTCACAGGAACCCCGCATACGTTTCTTTTCATCCTGCCAAAACATAGTGAAACAAATAGCTGGTATACCCCTCTCCAAAACCAACAGCGAAGACGTAGATACCAAAGCTGAAGACCACGCATACGACGCACTTCGATACATGTTGATGACACGGATGAGCGGATACGCTTCGATACACCAGCAACTAGGCGCAATCAAGAACCACGTACACAAGGTTCAAGATGAAGTATTTGGATACTAAATGAGTAAGGTACTTGATAAACGAGTAAAACAATTCAATCTCATAAAAGAGAGTTTGTTTCCTGACGGAGTAATTACCCCTGTGTCTGAAATACAGGAGCGTATAGCTGCTGGAACGCACACCGTTAGAGATGGATTGATTGCAAGGTTTTATGCCAAAGGTATTGCAATTGATCCCGGACTTTTGAAACGGGATGAAACAAAAGACTTTGCACAGGCTATGCAAAAATCATTTCCTGTGAATCCTAAATCCCCTACTAAAAACGTAGAAGGATTTTCACAGATACTTGGAGTAGCTTCTCGAAACAATATCCCTTTAGACTCTTCGTTTGCGGAGTTAGATCAAGCTTCAAAAAGCACAGACTTTAATTCTAATTTACGTACAACACTTGTATCTCCAATAAGAACAGATGTTACATCAGTATCTGAAGGTAAGTTAGTAAAACCATCAAGCACTGTTGGTAAAGGCAAACTTGCAAAGGGCGCAGTACCCCCCGGAGTTCTTAAAGGAATAATGGATGGTATTGGTGACATACCTGATCCTGTTATGCGGGATGCAGTTGTTGCTAGTATGCTAGGACTTCGTGGTACAGACCTTTCTGGTATAGCTACAACAGCAGAACTTGCTGAAGAAACTTTTCCTGCTAGACCATATTATGATCCACAGTCGGGAACGTTAATATCTCCTGATCCTGAGTTGCCGGGGCAGGGCCGGAAGGGAAAAGGACCGGATAGACCACTTGGTCCGGTTATGAAGCAGATAATGGATCGTAGATACGCTGCTGCCGTAGACGGAGAGTTGTTTCCAGACATAGATACAAAACAAATTGCTGCAGCCCTTAATAAACACGTCTATACAAAAATAGACAAAGAAACATTAGCCGTACTAAAAAAGAAACCTAGTGGGTACACAGACATTCGTCGTATTGTAGCTTCAGCTATTGCTAATCAACTAGGTGACCCTCAAGCAGCAGCAGAAATTATTAGCCACACAGGAGAAGCAGGGGCTGAGAAAATTGACCGTGTAATGACAGGGTTTTACACAGACGTAGAAAATTTAGACTCACTAGAAGCACGAAGGTCTGCACTGGTTGGTTTTGAATCTTTGATGGCAGACGCTACTAATTCATCAAATGCTAAATCGCTTGGTCAATACCTTAGACTAGGATTACCAGAAGAGTTTAATGCTGAATACCCAAAGTTAGAAATTAAGGGTTCAAAAGTTGGTTCTGCCGTACAGGTGACAGAAGCTTCACCTGAACAGATTGAAGCGGGTAAAAGATTAGACTTATCCCAGACTGATTTAAAAACTGCAGAAAATTTTGCTAAAGAACAGGCTAGTTTGGAAGAGGCAGAGGGAAGGCTACTAAGAAGAGCAAAGCAATCCCCAGAGATTGCAGAAGCAGAACGCCAGATTGCTGAAGCAAAAACTGTAAAGAAAAAAGCAAATCAAATTGCATCCGGCGAAGACTTCATAGCCAAAGCCTTGAAGATGGCAAAGCCACTCAAGGTAGTTGTTCCCCCTCTTGCAGTTGCTGCAGGTGTGCTTGCTGCAAAAGACACGTATGCTAGTACAAGAGAGCAGCTTACTGACTTAGGGTTACCTGAACCACTTGCACAAGCTGGTGGGGCTTTAGCGGGAGCCACAGAGTTTCTTCCAGTTGCTCCTAGTGACGTTGTTTCAGTCGCACGATCAATTCCAGAACAACCTAGCATGTTGCAGTCCATGCAAGCTAGGAGACAACAAGTTCAAGATATAGGTGATGAGTTTGGTAACCTCGACCCACAGGGACAACCAACACCTTCCGCTCCCGTAAACATACCTGACCCCGTTCCGACCCGACAAGGAATGCTGGCTGCAGGTGGAGCAAAGCAAAGAGTTAACCAAGCAAGAAGTGCCGCGCTTGCTGGTGAAGAAACATCAATGAGCGGTTCCTTTCTAAATTAACCCATAGGGGAGATAAACCTATGCCTGACAATAACTATAACTACGGTGCAGCATATGTGATGAACTCTGACAAGGTCAGCGTTGATACGGATGAAGGTGCATCAAAGCTTTACCGTGAAGGTCTGGAGTTTCCAACTCGCGTACAGACAGGGCCGATCATAGAAGCTATGCCAAAGAAGCAAACTAAGCCAACAGTAGAAGCATCTCTATTTAAGATGGCTGATGACAGACCTCAAGGCAACAACTAAAGGTAAATTATGTCCGAAAATTTCCTACAACCTCCAGACGATAGTGAAGTTGTAGTCGTAGACCCTGAAGAGGAGATGCCCGGTCTTGCCGCGCACATCCGAAAGAAGTTCCAAGATTCTGAAAATGGTCGTTTTGCTTACGAGCAACGCTGGCTAAAAGCGTTTAAGAACTTTCGTGGTATTTACGATTCAACTACTCAATATCGTGACAGTGAAAGATCGAAGGTATTCATTAAGATTACCAAGACGAAGGTGCTTGCTGCTTACGGACAGATTATTGACATCCTGTTCGCAAACAAAAAGTTTCCGTTGGTTGTAGAGCCAACTCCTGTCCCCGAAGGTATTGCAGAGTTTGCTCACATGCAAACCCCGCTTGATGAAATCATCGACCCTTACGGATTTGAGGGAGACGGAAGAACTCTAGAACCGGGAGCGTTAGAAGCTTCTCCACCTAGCGGTGACTTCTTAGGGGGATTAAAAGACAGATACAATGGTGCGCCTATTGTAGAGGGTCCAGCTTTAGCCGGAGAACCACAAATCTCTCCCGCACAGAAAGCTGCCCTGAACATGGAAAAGGTCATTCACGACCAGCTTCTTGACACAAGCGCAGTCAATGTATTTAGAAGTGCTATCTTTGAAGCGTCCCTTTTAGGAACGGGCATCGTAAAAGGTCCGTTTAATTTTGCTAAAAGAGTACACCAGTGGGAGCGGGATGACGAAGGTTCTCGTGTGTACGCTCCTTACGAAAGAATTGTTCCGCGTATGGAACATGTATCTGCTTGGGACTTTCACCCTGATCCAGCAGCAACAAGCATAGACGATTGTGAGTTTGTGATACAACGACATCGTATGAACCGCTTGCAACTTCGCAACCTTATTAATCATCCCTACTTTTACAAGGATGCTATTGAAGGGGTTATTGCAAAGGGATCAAATTACGAGGACAAGTACTACGAAGATACTATTCGTGAGGATGAAACAGAGGCGTACTACCAAGAGAATCGATTTGAGGTTCTTGAATATTGGGGCGTTCTTGACGCTAAGTTTGCACAAGAAGTTGGGATGGACATTCCAGATGGATTGGACCCCATAGACCAATTACAGGTGAATGTGTGGGTCTGTGGTAACTTTGTTCTTCGTTGTGTCCTGAATCCATTTACACCTGCACGTATTCCCTACCAAGTTTTCCCTTACGAAATCAACCCATATCAAATCTGGGGCGTTGGCGTAGCAGAAAACATGGAAGATGCACAGATGTTGATGAACGGTCACGTTCGTATGGCAATCGACAACCTCGCACTCGCAGGTAATCTTGTATTCGACGTGGATGAAGCCAGCTTAGTTCCCGGACAAAACATGGACATCTTTCCCGGAAAAATATTCCGTCGGCAGTCGGGGGTAACCGGAACAGCTATTAACGGCCTCAAGTTTCCTAACACAGCACCTGAAAACATTCAGATGTACCAGATTAGCCGACAGCTTGCAGACGAAGAAACGGGTCTTCCGTCAATCATGCACGGTCAAACTGGAGTAACGGGAACAGGACGCACAGCATCAGGACTGTCCATGCTACTAGGTGGGGCAAGCCTGTCGCTCAAGACTGTGATTAAGAATATTGATGACTCACTGCTGAAGCCTCTAGGAGAAGCATACTTCCAGTGGAACATGCAGTTCAACGACGACGCTCCCGATATTGAGGGCGACCTAGAGATTAAACCACGCGGCGTAGCTGCCGTTATGCAAAAAGAAGTTCGCAGTCAAAGACTGACTACCCTGCTGCAGACTGTATCCAACCCAATGTTAGCACCATTTATCAAAATACCAAACCTCATGCGGGAGCTTGCTATTGCACAGGATATCGATCCTGACAGCTTAGTAAACGACGTAAACGAGGCACAGATATTTGCAGAGATGTTGAAAGGATTAGCAGCTAATGCTCAACAAGGAACAGGCCCGGAAGGTCAGCCCACTGGTGACCAACAAGCAAGCATGGGACAGTCTGGAGACGTACCTGCAGGAGCAAATCCAGATGACGCTTCGGGCGTTGGTGGGGGCCAGATCGGAACTGGAACTGTTCCGGCTGCAGGGGAAGATAACTTCACTGGAAATGCTTAAGGGACTAAAATCTGATTACGAATCGTTCGTAAATTCAAAGGAAAACTAAATGAGTCTAAGTTCATTAGGAATGAGGTTGTTACCCGCTTATACTGTAAAAGCAGTAACGGGCGGGTTTGCGCCTAAACCTAGTGGTATTAGACAGGATCAGATAATTGGAACTGGTAGAGCCTACGGCGTGGGGGGTGTTGGAGGGCCTACCGAAGGAAACGAGGGTGACGGCGCGGAAATGACCGCTGCAGAAATGCAAGCACAACAAGCCTATTTTGATAGCACTCCATTTGCAGGGGTGTACAGTCCCGATAAAGATTATCCAGAGACGCTTACAGGTTATTTGGAAAAAGCATTAGATTACGCTCTAGCTCCTCACGTAGAGTTTAACTCTCTTACTCAAAGTTACCGTGCTACAAGTCCCGGCGGTATAATAGAAGCTGCAATGGGGCCACTAGCTGCGTTCATGGCTGCAGGTTCAGCACTTAGTAAAGCAAATTTAGAAAATATAAACGAACAAACACTTGCAGGTAAACCGGGATATGGAATCGGCCTTTATAACGATGCAATTTTAGGTGTATCCCCCAACGCAATATCAACGAGTGTGTTTGGTATGAGTCCAACCGCTGCAGGTGTTTTATCTGGTACTATACCGGAAACACCCCCCGGATTCACTCAAGAGGAGTTTCATTCAGCTATCATGGATGCACTCCGTGGTGCAACACGCGAACGTAGCGCATTTCCTCCCGGAATTGGACCCCCTACCGCAATTCCAAATGTTACTGAAGCTGTAAATATGGCTATGTATGGAGACGTTACTGGAGCAGATCAGGGTTCAAACTTCAGTGGAGTCGTTACTAGCTACGATCAAGACACAGGTTTTAAATCTGCTGTATCAAATGTAACTACCGTTAATATCGCGGGTAAACCAGTTAGTTATAATACTCCAGTTGTTAGCAACCCACCACCCGGATTTATAATGGGTTTACCCTCACCTAGTACTGGGGGTCAACCGGGGGGTGGAGCCTTTGGGTACGGACCTGATCCTCAAAGCGATCCGGGATTTGATTCCGGTGTTAGTGGACAGGGAAGCGCACCAGCAGGATTTGATGCGGGTGCCGTTAGTGCAGGGGGCGTTCCAGATAGTGCCTACGGTCCAGACCCCGCCGCTAATCCCAGTGAGGGACAAGGTGATAACCCCGGCGGCGGCACGGGTAACACTGGCAGTGACGATACTGGTGGTGCAACTGCGGGTAGTCCCGGTTCGGGTGGTTCTGACCCTGATGCTGATGGCGACGGTAATGGAAGTGGCAAAATAGTGTGTACTGCTATAAACCTTACTTATGGACTGCCTATGTACACAAATAAAGTGTGGCTTGCCTACAATAGAAAACATAACCTTGATGGAGCGTGGGAATTAGGGTATCATAAGCTTTTTTATCCTTTAGTAAAACGCATGAACACTAATAGGTTAATTCATAATTTCCTTATTTGGTTTGCTAAAACACGTACACACGGCGTAAAAGAACACATGAAAGGCAATAAGTTTACTGTGAGAACATTGTTCTTAAAGCCTGTATTGGGATCTATTGTGTATCTAACAGGTAAAGCAATTCAAGCAGGATTATTGAAAAAGGTAGATGTAGATGTTAGATCGCTTATTAATAAAGATATTTCAAAGCACGATAGGTAAGGTACGGGCAGTATTTTTATTTAATATAATATGTTCTAGCTTATACATAAGTTACTATGGCCTTTCTTTATTCGATGCAGGAATCATTTACGCAATATTCTTTCTGATGAATTGTTTAGGTATTATCATAACGTTTCACAGATACTATTCACACCGATCTTTTCGATTTAAAAATTATATTTTAGAAAATGTCTGTTTG